CTCTTGAAAATTGGTTTCCAGTAATGTAATCTGGATTATTGGTATCATTTTCAAATCTAGCATATGTCAGAACATTAAATGCACCTAATTCTCTATAAATGTCATAACCATGACCCCCATTTGGAGGAACAATTATGTTAAAAACAGGTGATGTGGTTCCAGATGGAAGACCACCAGAGACAACATCAAGTGTTCCGAAGGTATATCCCGAACCACCAGAAGAAATAGTGACAGATTCAATCTTTGAATCGTTATTTACAACTACAGTGGCTTCTGCACCACTACCATCACCAACAATTGGTACTCTTGTATAAGTAATGTTGGCTGTTCCTAGCCCAACACCACGATTTCTTATGGTCACAATTTTAAGTTGACCACTTGTGGAAGCGTTTTGTCTTACAGATACATTATCACTACCAACATCATACCAATCTGATGGTACTGGAATGTATTCTGTAGAATCAAATTTGATCGCTTGACTTGGTTTGATAGTATAAAGATATTTCCAAATATACCCATCACCACTTGAACCAGCAACTCTTGGTTCTAAGTCTGTAAATGTGGGTTCGTCAAGAGAAGGACTACCTTGAAAATTATTTTCAGGATTTGCGTTGTTGAAGAGACAAATATAAACTCTATAATCAGAGTTCATCACATAGTAGTTTGCGTCATAAATGTCAAAAGATCCAGATGGGAGAGACTGTTTATCTCTACTGATATCATTTCTCCACATGTCATAAGTTATACCAGATGACCAAGTATTTTTTCTAATTACTTGACTAACATCTGAGGTATTAATCTTTTTCAATGCCAACATCGTATCCCAATAGTCATTAGACTCATTGAGATTGTCTTTTGGTGCAGGCGGATTAGTGTCCCAATCAGACTGATAACTAGTCGCGTTTGGGAGCCCAATAAATGCGTAATAAGAATTTGTGGAGGACTGAATACCTGCCACAAAGTTTTTAGCATTCAGAATACGAAGTTGATCAGTAATTATCGCTGCCATTTTATTAGGACTTTTTTGTTATTTATAGGTATAATTAGATAGTATTTGGATAGACTACTATAGTACTACCCATTCCAGCATGTGATGTACACTGATAATACAGTGTATTGGGAGCATCAAATGGAATTTCAAATCTCAATGTTCCATTTGATACGGCATTGTTGGTAACACCACTATTATAAGCGCTGCCACCTGCAGATTGTCTAATCTCAAATGGATGAGCACCCATTGAATTTACAAACTCATAAACTCTACCTCTTGCGAGGTATAAAATTGGATCATTGGTTGTTTGTGTGAGTCCAATCCCAGTGAATGTATAATCACTAGTACCATTAGCACCCAAAGTCCACTTACCATCTGCTAATTCTGAACCATCACCATAGAAAGACTCTGCCGTAACAGAACTACCTGATCCAACAAAAACATTTCCTGTTAGTGTCGAAATACCAGAAACATTCAACTGCTGTGATGTTAGATTTGTTGTACTAGTGACACCTAATGTGGAAACACCAGTAACAACTAAGGTATTGGAACTCACATTTGATGTAGTTGCCGAACCAGCAATTGTTGTAACACCAGTTGGACCAGTTGTGACGGTAATGTTTGCACCTGCATCAATAAAAGTTGCAATTCCTGTTAAGTTTGCCCCACTAACAGCAGGAAGAGTCCCCACCAATGCTGATGATGGAAGATTAGTTAAATTGACACCAGATCCACTGAAACTACTAGCGGTTACTACACCACTAACATTTATCCTATCGGTATCGATATCTGCCGTTCCAATACCAGTAATTGTAACGGATCCAGTAGAACCACTAACAATAATATTGTCACCAGCTGTGATACTGGTAACAGGTGTTGATACTGTGGATCCATTACCGATGGCGGCATAGACTTCATTGAAATTGGAGTTGATTTTTACAGCACCCGCTAACAAACTGTCACCAGATCCGTCATTCGGGTTTGTACCCGTGCTAATTCCTAGTTTGGCCATTACACTTACAGATTCTCCCGTTTAGTTATTTAGAATCAAATTTGAATATAGTTAACAAATTTCAGTGGATTAGTTCTTTGAACAATTCCAGCTGTTGAAATACCAACATATCCGTCAAAGTTGTAAGAGTTAAACTCTTTGGGGATCGATCTGGCATTGAGACCAATTCTTCCCCAACTGAATTTACCAAAATTGAATGAAGATGAAATACCACCAGTAAATACTTCAATCAATTGTGAATCATAAGTGAATAATGTAGAATCAAATGAGAGATCAGTTCCTGAGAAAGTTACAGTACTCAATCCAGAAACATTACAGAATACTCGTTTTACTACCGTAGTGCCAATACCAACTACTTGAGTAGTGATTGTTTGATGATCCCTAACCATCCAAACATTGTCAGAAAAAGTAGTTGTAATACCAATAGTTCTTGAACGATCATTTGTAACTGATTCTATCGTTCCACTTCCAATACCAGTATTGAATGTGGTGAAGAAATCACCTGTTGAGATTCCACTAACAGTAATTCCTGTTCCAACATAACCATTGTTTCTAAGGAATGAACCCTGATCAATAAAGAGATCAAAAATTACTCTATTATCACTACTTCCAATAGTTGTAGTTCCAAAACCAACAATTGTTCCGAAATCGCCCTCGTAGGACAATACACCAATTTCTTCTTTCTTAATTGTTGGTGGTTCAAACAGAACCACAGGAACCTGTGAACCAGTGTATCCGACACCACCATTGGTAATGGTGACTGATGTAACTTTACCAGATGAGATAGAAGCCGTTGCTGTCGCAATTGTAGAAACACCAAGTGTAGATCCAATTGTGACTGTGGGTGCTACAGTATATCCAAGACCATCGTTAGTGATTGAAATACTGGAGATAGTTCCAGCAATCGATACGATAGCCGTACCAGAAGCTCCAACAATATTATCTTGTGATGTAATTGTGATAGAATCTTGGAAATCTCTAACTTGAGATTCATTATTTGAATCAAAGAGAGGTCTTAGACTATCAACATAAACTTCTGTAGAACCAAGACCAACAGGTTGAATCAGATAAGAAGTTGGATATATTTGAGGTTCATAGCTAATTCTATTTTTGCCAACAACCTTTCCGTTAATAAACTTGTCAACTGTTTGTTTACACCATGTCACAGGTCTCAAGACATTTCTGTCACTTGTAATTCCAGGTCCTTGATAAACATTAGTTTCAACCGAATCAAGGGTATTAATACCAGTTACAGTTCTGATATCTTCATCGAAGATGGTGCCTTGAGTAGGTGGAAGATTATCAATATTGAGATTGTCGCCGACTTTTACTGTTTCAATAACATTGGTAAAGACAACATCAACATCTCCATTACCCTTGTAGAAGAGAACTTTGGAAGTGTCTCCAATCTTTGGAGGTTCGGAAAACTCTACAGTACTACCACCAGTAAACACATAACCTTTACCAGGTTCTTGAAGTATGTCATTGATTATAATAATGAGCGTTTGGTCAACTTCAACTTTTGAACCAGGACTTGACTGGATAGAAATAGCGTCACCATTCAAATTCAATCTAAAGTCTTTTGTAGATCCATTAAACAAATCATCGAACTTGTCAAGAACTTGCAATTGACCAACAGACCAACCACTAAAATTATCAGTAAATACTCTATCAACACTAATTTGAAATTCTTCAAATGATACTGAAGTATCAGTTGGTATTCCAGTAGTTCCTCCGATAGGAACAGTCAATATTTCACCTTCACCATAAGCATATCCACCATATCTAAACTCGAAGTCAATAACACTAGATCCTTGACCAACAACAATATTAACTGTTGCACTTTTCCCAACCCCAGTGACACTAGAAGAACTGTATTGTGCAGGAACATCAAAGTATGGAAGTGGATCATCGAATTCCACATCAAGTGGTTTACCGACCTTACCACATCTAGCGTAGAAGTGTTCTCTTGTTGAAATACCAGTATTGACAATGAAAGATGTAGAGTCAATTACTTGAATTGTATTAGTTCCATGGAAAGCAGGATCTTGGCCACTGGCTGAGTTGTTATTACCTCTTGGAGCGATAAGAACAGGTTGTGCAACACCACCAGACTGATAGAAAGTTGGTACTGTTGAGACTCCAACGTTTGTTACAAATTCTGTTGAACTGTTGACCGCCGTAACTTTAGTTCCACAATATGCTGGGTCTGTTGTTCTTGGATATGTGTGTGTTGAAGATCCACCATCCAAACCACATGTCATGGCAATACCAGTGAGAAGTACATCACTTCTTTGACCAGTGGTCTGTAAGTTATGTGCTCCTGATGTTGTAACTGTCATGATACCAGTTGTGTTGTCATAAACAACATTAGTGATATTGACAGGACCAGAACCAGAGTAGTTACAGGTAAAGGCTATACCAGAGAGTTTAACTGTATCACCCTGTGAAAGACCATGAGTGGTTGATGTTGTGACAGTCGTGACGCCACTAGTAGATGTGTAATCAACATCTGATATATCTCTCGGGACGTAGAAGACCTGTGGATTAGTGACAGCCACTCCAACAATGTTTCCATTACTGATTGTAGCTGTTCCGATTGGAACCAAACTAGATCCTCCAGTGGGTCTAACACCAACACTAACTAGTTGTACACCACTTCTATAACCAGAACCACTATTAGCTATACTCACGGTAGTGACTGTACCAGCGGCGGAAACTGAGACAGTTCCTCCAGCAGCTACCAATGGTTGATATCCAAATCCACTAACTGTACCAGCCGAAATTATTAGACCACCAAGTGGGATATCACTATCATTTGGATCATGTCCATTGCTGATACCAATACCACTGAACCTTACTGTTGATACACCTGCGGATTCTTCAATATCGTAAATTCCATCACCAACTACAGCTCCTTTAGGAACTTGGAAAATATTATTGATAAGTATGATACCATTATCTGTTGAATAACCAACAGTGTTATTATCATCATATTTTAAAGTGAAGCTAGTGTTGATTCCATTAAAATCATGTGATACATCATCAAAAACAATATTGTTTAAATATGTTTCATTTGGAGAATTTATAGCAGATCTTCTCATGAAAGTTCTACCTTGGAAACTAGAAGAAGTTGTAATACCAGTCCAATCTCTAGAATCAGGATCTGCAGCTGCTGTAGTGCTTAATGGTCTATTGCCATGTGGTGCCGAAGCGAAATTGATGGTATTTCCAACAATATTGTAATTACCAGAAATTTTAGTAATCAGAGAACCATTAGAGTGTTCTTCAAGAGTAGAACCAAGTTGAGCTCTTCTACAACCAAATCTTGTTGAACCAGCAATACCAACATCGGTGAGAATGATATATTCATCACCAATTTTAATAATGTCTTGAGATGCAAATGATGTTATACCGGTTACATCAAATACTGTATCAAATACTATATTTTGATCTAGGTTTGTTGTGACCGCAGTTCCAGTAACAGGAGCTTGAATTCTATTATCAACAGCTACTAACGCTTTCGCATTTTGATTAATAGCAGTAAATACATGAGAGTTACCAATACCAAGAGAATTAATTGAAAAAGTTTCTGGAACTAATCTATTAGCTTTCTCTGATGTATCAGTAAACTTCAATCTAGCATCATCGATTTTAACAACATAAAGTTCATTGGGAAGTTTATCAGTTAAACCAATACCAGAAACTGTTGTTGATGCAATACCAACAGTCATTGTTGTTCCAGTTCCAGCATGTGTATAAAGAATCTTTTCACCAGTTACGAAGAAGTGATTTGGAATCGAAATGGTTCCATTAGTGACATTAACAACATCTGAGTCACTTCCATCAAAATCTCTCTCAAACATATCGAGTCCATCGTGTTTGAGACCAAATTTTGTAAGAAGATCAAGTTTTGTTCCTCTATATGTACCTTTATTGGAAGAAACAAATACATTACTATGATTGATTTGATTGGTATTACTATTACCATCAAAAGCCTTGAAGTCAATACCAAAAGTTCTAACTTCTACATTAGCACTTGCAATTGGTGTATAAGTTAAGTTAATATTTGAACCAACAGAAGTAACTCCAACTGAACCAAGAGTGGAGGAACCTGTTATGACATTTGCGTAATCAGTAATATTTTGATTTGTTGATGAATTGCAAATAACACATTCAAACATCTCATAGTCATTATTTGTTGTGTCAGTGACAACAACTACATTATATGATGCACTGAATGGGTCAATATATGTTGAAATAGCAACAGCACTTGGTGAACCAGATGATCCAATTGAAGTGTAAGTAGATTTCAATGTGGAAACATTCATTTCAAAGTCCCCAGCAGTTGTTCCAATACCAGAGAAAACAGTCAATGAAGTCTGAGCCTCATGTGTGGCAGCATTATCTGGAATGAAGTTAATCTTTACAAGACCACTATCAATAAAAGAACGATAAGTTCCAAGAGAACCACTAAAATTTGTTAGAGGACTGGTGTGAACATCACCATATTCTACATTATATACATTTGTACCATCATGAATAATATTCATCTCAACAGCGTGATATTCACCAGAGTTGATACCAGCCTGAGCCTCAACCATGGTTAAAACTTTAGCTGCTCTATTTGTTGTTGGGAAAGAAGCAATTGTTGTCTCAGATCCAGGAATAGTTACTTGACTACTAGTGAAATCAACAATATCTCCTATTTGTGTAGATCCAATACCAGTGATACTATCAAGAAGACTAATAGACACACTTGATACATCATATGAATTGAATTCAAACTTAACTGGGTTGAATGTTAAATCCCATTTATCACCACTTATCAAATAATCATAGAAACCAAGTCTTGGGTATGTTTCAACAGTAGCATATTCATTTACATATCCAGTTACGCTATCTTGAAGTATATTTACGATACTAAACTGTCTTTCGTCAGTATAAACATCATCTTTCGCGAAAGTGAATACTTTATTGAAGACGAAGTTAAGATCATAGGACGCCACATCTTCAAAAGGTTCAGCTCTCTCATTACTATTGAAGTATACACTAATATCATCAATTGAAAGAACTCTGTTTCCAATTGATTGGAAATAATCAGTAAGAATTTGATTCTCAAAGAAAATTTCATTAGAAACCATTTTACCATTAACAAATTGAGTTCCCTCAGAAACAAAGTCAAAGTCATAAACACAATTTAAGTCACCCTCTCCGATAATATCAACAATAATTTCAATATTAGAATCAGATGGTCTGACAATGGCGTCACCCTCATCAGTTTCTTCACTTACCAATTGATAATCAGCAAATTTAGCAAAACCAGAAGTGTGATTGAGATCACTGACTGGTCCTTCCCATTCTTGATATGGAACTCCACTAGAAAGTGAATAGGAGAACTTTTGATAATATTCATTATTAGGAATAACTTGAAGATTGTCATTCAAAAATCCAACATTATCCTGCCAACCACGAATAACTGTAGCTCCAACGCCAGTTGTAATTTCAGCGTTGAAATTGAGTTTATTAACAACAACAGCTTGAGTTTTGGAACTTCCACCTTTAATGACTGATCCTACTGGGAACTCCTTAGGTGTTTTTACTTTGATCTGTTCAAAATCACCTCTCCAGTATTCAACAACACCAGTTAGTTCATCAAACACTCCACTAGTGACTGTTTCCCCAATTAAAAAGTCATTAGTCTTCATAGAGATATCAAATATTGGGAAGTGAGTCTCAGGAATAACCCTACCTGCATTTCCTATCTGAACTGTACCTGGGGTCTCACCAACCTCAAGTACACTAGACAAACTATATTCAATATATGCTCCAGAACCACCAATTTGTGGAAGTATTGCAGTTACGGGAAAAAGAGTATAATCGTGGTCTACAGAATTGTAACCAACTCCAATAGAACCAGTTCCAATGTTGACATTTTCAACTAAGATTTTCTCACCAACAACAAATGGAAACTCTCTAGATGTACTAAACGTTTGATCCAGATATAATCTTACAGTTTTGGTAGAGTTATCATATGACATTGTGGAAATCCCCACACCATTGGTGTTTCGTGTTGGGATGATTGTAGGTTTGATATCATACATTCCAGTGGTGTTGCTCAAGATTGTCACTTGAGTATCACCAAGCCTATAACGGAGATCAACTTCAGGGAGAATTTCATTAGTATAACCATCAATAACAACAAGTTTTGCTGGTATCAGATAATTTCTTCCAAAAGAACTAATACCGATTGACTCGAAGGAATTAAGTGATTTCATCTCCAGAACTTCTGGAAGATTAGCTAAAGGTCTTAGAGTTTCATCGGTCGGGTAATCAAATCCAATGTTGTCAGAATCAAATCTACTTCTGAGGATTTTACCAATTTTATTACTTTTTGGCTCAAGAATTGAATCAGTACCAATACCACTGATAACATTACTAATTTTGGGTATTCTGGAATAGTTGACACCAGGGTAGGTCAAATCAACTTTAGCAATTCCACCATATGCTGTATTTGAATCAGTAATGTAAGAAGAAACAGAGTTTGATTTTGTATAAGTTGTCGCCTCTGATTCTTTTAACAATTGGTAGGAGAATGTGGTAGAACTAGTTCCGGTAACTCTATATTCTCCATCAAGTTTACTTAATTCTATATTAATTTGATTAGATGGTGAGAAAGAACCTTCATCAATAACAATACCAGTTTTTGATTCAAAGTTGAAATCTTCATTAACTGGGATAAATTTATAATACAGTCTATCAGGAACATCATTAGTAACTTCAATTGTAAGATTTGCAGTCGAAGTGATACCAACTGATCCAGAGGAAGTAACCTCAAAAGACTTATCTTCTTTCTTTCCAGTTGTTGAAAATTCTTTATTGAATTTTTCATCAAGATAAACGCTCATCTTGAATGCTGGATAACTTACACCATTTGAAAGGAAGGAAAGTGATGAGTCACTCAAATCAAATTTAAGATTATTATTTTTTCTGGATACAACAAGAGGATTAATCTTTGAAATTGTACCACCATCTCCCCCAGAAGTGAGATCAATGAAACTCGGTTCTTCTCTATTGATTTCAAACTTTTCAGAAACAAGTTTAATTTTATTCTTATCAAATGGGACAACATAATACATCTTATTATCAACTAGACCACCAGTTGAATCATCAGAAGTATGAATGACTTTATCACCAACAACAAAATTATGATTTGATATAGTAATTAAATTTGATTGAATATTAACATTCTCAGAAGTAAATCCAATTGGATTGAATACAATTCTTCTATTGTAATCATTGTATCTTACATCGATAACCTGTTCAGTATTTGGTTTGACGGTTATCCTGACATTATCATCTACCAAAAGGCCATGTGTTGAAGCTGTAGATACAGTTACGACATTAGTGGTGGCACTTCCTCTGAGAACATCACTTCTAGATGTTTTGAGACTATGGTAGTCACCAGTTCCGACGTTGTTGAAGTAGAGGAGACCGCTTGTAGTTCCGACTCCAACATATTCACCTGTGAGGGTTGAAAGGCCAACCTTATGAGACGAAATACCAATCAGATTTTTGTCAATTGGAGTAGCATATAAAGTATCATACTCAGTTAGATTTACATAACCATTAGATGTAAAACCATTCCAAACTTGAAGAGATGATCCGCTATTAGTGAAGTAGTCAACTCTCTCATTAAATTTTAGACCATGATTCTTATAATAAATTGCCTGTGTTGGGATAAAGATTGAAGATGCACCAACACCTGGATTTCTAAATGTTACTACAGTACCAACACCATTACCTGATGTTGTACCAACACCAACAGATTCTGAAGGATCAAAGTAAAACTCATCATTAACTCTGAAATACTTTTCAGTGGTAATTGACCCTACATTAATTGTAAACTTTCTAGGATTTTCAAGAAGAATGGATCTGTTAGTATGAGCAATTCCAACTGTACCCTCCACTGCTCTGAGGACACGAATTCTTTCTGTTTCACTATCAATATTCAAAACTTTTACTTTCTCAGTTTCAATTCCGAGAATATCATTCGGTCTTATGAATGGATAATCAAGAAGTCCAGAAGCATAGAAATATGTGGTAAATCCAGTGGTAGATGTAGAACCAATACCTAATGTAACTACAAAAGTTTCAGTTCTGACACCAATTTGATAATTACTGTCAAAATTCTTATAATATGAAGAAAGGTTATTAACATTAACACGATCTCCATTCTTGAGATTGTGTGGTTGAGTGGCAAATCCAATAAATTCATTTTGATTAGAAATCTTAGTGAATTCAATATTTGTAACATCAGTAGAATCAACAGTTATCGTGTCAATTTCTTTACCTTCAACACGAGAAACTTTAGCTTGAGCACTAGTTTCTATTCCATCTTGTTCAGACTCAAATACTAATCTATCATTAACTTGATAATTACGACCACCAGTAAAAATTCCAATCTCATTCAGAGAACCAAGAGAGGATCCCGTTATATTAATTGTTTGTTTCTTAATTTTATTTGAATCAAAGATATAATCATATCCACTGAATGTATTATTAGTATTATAAGTTGATGTATTTCTGAACCACTTATCAGATTGAATATCATAATCTACTTGATTAGATATACTCCTATAGTTAAACTCATTTCTCTTAGCATAAAAAGAGTTTCCAATGATATATGGGAATGATGGTCTTTTGTAGTTTTTAAAGGGTCCAGAACCGTCTACAATAGTGTTGAAGGTAGAGAAATAAGCATATACACCCTCAGGATAATCGGGAGTTACACAGAACCTTCCATTGTGAACATCCAGATCACCAACATTAGTGAATTTATAATCTTCAATAAAGAAACCTTCAGGGAATATACTAAGTGGTGGTCTATTTGTAGTATCTACAGACAATTCATATCCAGACCTTATTTGTTTAATAATTCCACCGTCTGGATTTGTATAACCATATGGACCATATATTGGACAACCATCATAAGCCCATCCAAGAATTGGTGAGTGTGATGTATTAGATTCTTCCAACCCGTTAATTCTTTCTAAATCTTGTATTCCATAGAATTTCTCACCACTATTGAGGAGAACATAGGTGTTCTCTCTTAAACTTCTAGGTGCATAGATGTGACAATATTGAGTACTATCTCCACTAATATTTTCTTCTACAAATCCATCATCTTCACTAATTTTTTCAAAGTTTCTAGAGAAAAGATTTACATTCCACTCATTGACATCAAATTCTACTATGGCATTATCACCTGGATTTTGAACTGTGATAGTAGTTTGACCATCAATATGATTCAAACCAGAATTAATTATTTTGACCTCAGTTAATTTTCCATCATTAATAATTGGAGTTAATTTGGTAAATTTTCCAGGACCATTAATAATCAAGTTCGGTGGAGAAATGTAACCACCACCAGTATTGGTAACAACCACATCAACTAGTCTACCATTATTAATAACAGGTTGAACTTGAGCTAAATTGCCACCCTCAAATGAAAAATCAGGTTGTCTATTAAAGTTGAGAATGTCCGATGTACCATACCCATTACCTTCATTTGTCAGGTCAATGGAATCAATAGATCCTCTAAATGCTGGTTGAATTTGACACTGAAAACTCTGACCAGAACGACTGTCTATACCAGTAACACCATCAACAGTAACTATGATGGGTTTATAGTTGAAAGTTCCCTCACCAACGCTCTCAATATTAACAACAATGTCTCTACTGAAGAAATATTTCAAATTGGTATTACCAACACCGACCTCACTTAATGAGAACGTATCATTATCAATCTTTCTTACATAATAATCCTTTAATTCTACAATACCAGATATTGAACTTGATCCAGCAGTATATCTAATAATTTCTCCAGTTTTGTATCCATGGTTTTTGATTTCAAAACTATTTGAAGCAGTCGAAATACCAGATGATACAATCTTTCTTTTCTTATTCTTATAACCGGAACCAGGACTAGTAACAACAATACTACTTACAACATTTTTTTTCTCAACAGTCTTAATACTCTGAATACCAAGTCCATAATTAACAAGATCTACAGTATTGATACCGACTTGAGAATCAGTCGTATTGTTATGAAGTGTTATGGTTGAATTATCAACAACATTTACAAAATAGGAAGAATTTGTAGATAGGCCACTGACACCTTTCATTCCCCTTGAGTTATAAATTATTTCCTCATCTTGTCTAAATTTGTGGAATGTGCTGAATCCAATTTCATCAGTTGTAAGATTGATATTTCCGTTAACTTCTGTATTAATATTAACTTCATAAACATCTTCAATGAGGTTTGCTACAGCTTGAGCGTCTTTGTCAGGATTACCACCACTGATACTAACTATTGGTGTGGTCTTAAAATCAAAACCACCATCAATGATGTCAATTCTTTCAAGATTACCTTCAACTGCGACTGTTCCAGTTGCACCAGTACCTACCAAATCACTAATGACAAACTCTGGAGGATTGATTACATCATATCCGAAACCACCACCTGTTACCGTTAATCCTTTTATTGGTCCATAGAAAACTGAATCATCTGATTTGTAGTTGAGAATTTCAACACCATTGATGAACATCCCATTGTAACCAGGTGCAGTTATGAAGCTTCCAGCTCCTTCATCGACTATTTTTGTAAACTCTCTGAAAATACCTTGTGGTTCAAGAGGTTTCTGATAGAAATTATAATAAGTGAATTTATTATCAACTACTGTTCCAGAAAAAGTTACATATTTGTCCTGGAATAAATTAGCTCTACTTCTTGATAATTTTATTGAAGTATCATTATACTTTCTCACATAGTAAACAGCTTCATCCAAACCTTCAAATTTACTTATCGTAGTGTAGCTTGAAGAATCAAACTCATTAGTTGTATCAGTTGTAATTCTTCCTGCGGAATAAAAGATAGCATCGCCAGTATGAAAACCATGATTGGTTTCAAAATCAATAATATCTGTACCAGCAGAAGAAGCCGAACCAGAGAATTCTAATGTTTTGTTATATGGGTCAAGTGGTGTGTTCTCATAAACTGGGATTGAATTTGATGCGACAATAATTTCTCCATCAAAGTTGGAATATGTGTCTTGTACATTCGCAACATACTTTTCAAGAAAGTTATAATTTGGAGATAATGTTTTAAGAATTTGATTTTCAAACTTCCAGGTATTACCAACTTCCATTTTAATAGAAGCCTTGATAATGAAACTTTTTTCAGAAGTAACTCTTGTAACTACACCATTGACAGAATTTTTAAAATTATCAGATAATACAATTCTGTATCCAGGACTCATGTGATGATTATCATATGTGTTAATGGAGTACTTATTCTCAAGAACATCAGTTATTTCAACAGATAAGATATTGTAATAAGATTTTGTATTGTTTAGCCATTCTGATGAATTGATAGATTCATCTTCAATTCCCATAGACTGAATATTAACAATATCGTTCTTTTCGTAATTATAATTGTTTGATTCTACCTTCAACTCTTTCAAAGTTGAGGTAATTTTCACTCTTATTTCTTCATTAGTATTAATACCGACATATGCATAGGCATAGTCATCTAATCTTATATCGGTCTTTTCAACTAATGTATTTGGGACAGGATCAACATTTAAAAATTGATTTAAGTTCTTTCCACCATAGTTAATTTCTACTTCATTACCATCAATATCAATGATTTCAAGTTTTCCATTTTCGGGAAAACTCAGTGTTGAATCAACATCAATGATTGTTGAACCAGATGCAACCTGTGTTAAAATCTTTGTTTTGGGATTTGATTTAAACTTTCCATATATTGAACCATTAGTATTAATGTCTCTATCATATCCGAAATCGATACTAAGTTGATAATACTCTCCATTACCATAATCAACTTGAGCAGCACGAGTTATCGTTCCACGGGAACCAGTTGAATCTTGAAAAAGTGTAAGACTTTGAAGATCTAGTGGATCACCGACTTCTTTCTCTACTACAATATCTTGAGTTACACTGTATGATGCATCAGATGGTCTGAAAAGGAATTGACTCGGACGAATAATATCAACACTCTCACCAAAGAGAGCTTTAAAAAGTATCTTATATGATAAGTCTGTTCCTTTCGTTTTATAAAAACTATCACTATTAATGATGAAGTTCTTTTGATTTGTCTTTAAATTTCTATTACCAAATCCTGGACTAATTTGAGACTTTAATTTTTTAAAGAACTCTTGCAAGAATAGAACATTTAAATTTTGAATTGAATCACCCGATGAATGATCATCTGGTATGGTGGAACTTTCAAATGTTAATCTATCTGGAACATTGGATGTATATGAACTGGTTCCACTAAATCCCCTATGGCAATTTTGGAATGTAGTATTGTTCTTTGTTTCATATAATATAATTTCATCACCAATTTTGATGAGACCATTTCTATCTAAAAATCCCTCAGTATTACCTTCTACAACAATATCTTGAGCTACAGAATCAATATCATTTCTCAGTTCAGCATTAGAAACTAAATTAGTAAGATTGTCTATATTTACATACTTGTCAATGTTTTGTAACAGATCAAGTGTGGCACCTTGAGTTTCCTGAGAAACATAATACTGTTCCAAAAATTCTGAAAGAAGAGGAAAGTCCTCTCTTATAAAAGATGGAAGTTGACTTGCAACTGTATCTTGAAATTTGACTCTATCTATTGACATTATTTTACAATCTTAGTAGGATGAACCGGATGAACCAGAACTTGCGGTCGTAGACACACTGGTTGTATTCAATCTGGAAACAGTTTGATTATTTACAGATGTTCCTGTTGATGAGACGATAGAGTGCCCTCCATCACCACGAACCAAGCTTCCATTTGAATAACTTGAAGATACGGTGTAGGTGCCACCTGATACATCACTTCCTGAAGAGATTGAATCAGGAATTGGAGTTACATTTAACTTGGAAGGATCCATTTGTAAATAGAGGTCTTGAAGACCAATTATATCGTTTGAATGGGGACAAGCTGAAACTTCAATGAGAGGAGTGCCACGAACGACTTCTGTTGATAACACATTTAACGGATTCAAACTAATAAGTCCTTTGACATAATCAATAGTTCCGATGTTCCTCTTAACAATAACTGGCTCAGTCGGTGAGTTTAATCTAAACAAGAAAATTGTTCCTGTTCTCAAATCCGCATTTGGTGAATCACCCATGTAAACAGTTCCACTAATTCCACTTACAGTAAAACCAGAAGTCTTAATATTGAAACCAATTTGACTCTTGATGTGAATTTGGTTTCCAAATCCAATACTATACTCTACGAACTGATTTTGAGAAGGTGATAAATCTCTTCTCATATGAATTATAGTAATGTTCGACGTAATGAATTCATTACTATCGTCAACCACTTTAATGAATTTACTATATTTAAATCTAGCCCCAAACTTATTTAACTGAGTAGAATTAGCGTAGTTTATGATATTATTAGTCACTGAGGTTACTACTTGTGATGACCCTGATGTTAGGTTGGAATTATAATAGACATTAGTATCAACTTCAATAAACAAATACTTCAAATCAATGATTTCTGATACAATACCAGCTACAGAGTATTTTCTAAGTTCAAGTTGAATATTTCTCTTTACTTCGTCAGATATGAAGACACCATTGTATGGTTTGATACTGATAAAGACTTTTCCATATTGTGGTGGATCAGTTTCTTCTCCACCATATGCTGATACTGATTCGGTTTCGGGATAGATTCTTGGGATGAGTGTTTCAAAATCAGTTGATGTTACAGCTCTGTTTTGGGATGCATAGATGTTAGGTGCTAACTTCTTAATTGATTCAACACTTTCAATCTCCGCTCCACCACTTGAAACACTATTAACTGTTAAACCAGAAATTCCAGAAGTAAGGGTAGCACCATTTTGATCGATAAGTGATCCAATATATGTAAAACTGGAAAGACCATTTGCTACTGATCCACTACAAGACAAATAAGTAACTTCAATTTGATTTGGTTCTTCTATAGATTTACCAAACACACCATCACCAAATAATACTTCATATCTCTCTGCTTCAGTTTCTCTTAAAAAATAAAGAGGTGTATCCGTATCAACACCAATTAAATTGTCATATTGTGTATATTTTCTTGTAACGGTAGATGTGGAAGAATCTCTCACAAGTACCCTAATATTATTAGTATCGATACCAGAATTTGGTAATACAAATCTTTGATTTGGTAGAGATGAATTTACAACAAATACTGAATTTAAATATGAACCTTCATACACATTGATATTATCAAATACAGCTGTACCAGTTGAGTCAACGGGGACAGTAATGTCCTCCATGATACAAAAAGTAAATGATTGTTTATTGAAGTTTGAAGCACTCAATGCTAGAGGACCAGATTTGAGTGTTAGAGTTGAAACATTAGAAGATGATGCATCAACTGAAAAACTAATATTAGTTTTACTCGATTTCCTTGATCTAGGAAGATATCCAATATTTCTTGCAATCGATACAACATTCTCTCTCAGTGTCGCACTATCAAGAAACACCTCATTCGACACCATATTGGCGTTGTATGAAGAGATATATGTGTTATATGCTAATGTGTCTATGATAGCCGATAGGTTTGATCCCTCAAAGTCATAATCCGTAAAATTAGAATTAGCTCTAAGGTAATCTTTGATGGATTGTTTAATACCATCAAAATCGACATTACTGAAATTTACTAAAGGCATCTTACCTAGTGGGTTCTAATGCGAACTGGAGTTGTTGTGTTTCTGCTTCAATACCAACAATATTATATGTAATTGTCACGTTGAATTCATGAGCGTCAATGTCAGGTGTCACAGTAACAGAGTCAATACTGACCCTTGGTTCAAAGTTACTAATCGTGTTTTTTATTTGAGTTTGAATTGCAAAAGCAGTTTGTAAATCAAAATTCTCAAATAATAATCTGTAAACTTCAGAACCTAATGCTGGATTGAATGGTCTTTCACCAGGAACTGTTAATACAAGATTACGAATAGATCTTGCAATAGCATTCTCATTATGAAGTGCTATTAGGTCATAGTTCAGAGGATTAATCTGAAATGAAGCACTTACATCTCTGAAAGCTTTGCTAATTCTTTCTGCTGGCACCTTTTTTGATACTACAAATCTGCTTTATTTAGGTGTGTTCTGATAGAGTTTCTTGTCCACACTTACACACATGATCTGGATCACTACAATCCTCTTCAGATTCAAACAAACCATCCTCATTTACAATTCTCTTGTTCTTTGGTGTTTGTCTATCGTTATTAATTTCTCTTAACAGATTGTCTTCCATTTTACTTAGAATATAATTACTATCTATGAATCATGATCGAGAGTATCCTCTTCCTTACGTTCTTTAGCTGTCTTCCAGAAATATTCATCTTCTCGTCCCATACCAAGACGTTCAAATCCATTCTCAACAGAATAGTATTGTGTTGATACTTTAAAGTCTGG